AATAAATTCATAAGGTTGAATGTAAAAGTCTTTGTAGTGATTCCCGCCGATCTGTTTATCTTGTGGAAATATATCATCAAACATTTTTTTATTTGTCATAGTGGATAGGTCTTTCTTGTTATGTTTAGTTTTAGTTTATATAGATTATTTTTAGCACGAGTTATACCAACGTACCAAACTCGATGCTCTTCGTCTTCTTTGTCTTGACTTCTGTTCATTGATTTAACAACTTTATTACCCATGTCTAAACAAAGAATTACATTATCTTTTTCTCCACCTTTTATTGCATGTATAGTGGATAACCATATTCTTGCAGGTTTATTTAAATCTTCTTCATTCTCCAAAAGATGTAGTAGATATTCTTTATCTGCATCTTCTGCTAGTTTAAATGCTTCAAACCAATTTTTCTTTTTATTCCATTCAACTTCACCAGTATAATCTTTAATTTCTTTTGTTTCTGCTTCAGATAATTCTTTACCCTTACACCATTCAACATAATTATTCATTGCTTTATATAAAGTTACCTTTATACTTTTACCTCGATTACTTTCAAAATAAAGACCTTTTTCTATAAGCATATCCCCTATAGTTATTAGTTTAGATACAGTTCTAGATAAAATTAACCATTTACCTTTTGATAAATTAATTTCATCTAAATTAAAAATCTCCTCACATTTACCTTTGTAATTTCTAGGATGATATATTTTTTCTTTTCTAATACCTACTATATTACCAATAGCTACTTTTGATTGTTCTTGTACTGTTTTAGATATTCTTTTTGAGTATATTAATGTTTTTTCTTTTGCTGGTTCTTTAATAAATCTTTTAACATCAGCTCCAGCCCAGGCAAAAATAGCCTGATCATCATCTCCTGCTAAATATATATCTTTAGTTTTTGTTTTTAAAACATCGTACAATTTCCATTGTAATGGTGAAAGATCCTGAGCTTCATCAATAAATATAACATCAAACTCTGGAATCTTTTCAGGTTTGTCTGTTAACATTTGAATCATATCATTAAAGTCATAAAGTTTTTTTGTTATTTTATAATTTATTAAGTTCTTAGATATATGATTTAAAGTTTTCCAATACACATCTTTTGGATCATGTTCTTCTAAATTAAATTCTTCTTTTAAAGAAACACATCTATTAAATGCTTTTTGTATTATTTGAAAATATGGATTTTCAAAACCTAAATAAAAAGATTCATCTTTGTTATAACGATCATAAAATTTTACTTGTAGATTTAATTTTTTACCAAGCTCTTCGTAATGATAGGGCTGCATTATATCATCTTGAATCATACTAAGACATTCAAAAGCCAAAGCGTGCAGTGTTTTAAAGTATCTTAATTTTTTATTTTCAAATGGCATTCTTTCTTTTGCCTCATCTGCAGCTTTTTTAGTAAAAGCAAAATAACCGATTCGATCTAATGAAACTCCTTTTCTTGCATAAGCCTTAGCTCTAGATATCAAACGATATGTTTTACCTGTACCAGGAGGACCATAGTATTTATAAATCATACAATGTCTTCATCGCTTTCAATTACAACTGTTTCATTTATTTCTTCTGGTTTATCAAAAATAAATAAAGGTATTCTAGCAGCTTTGATAGGATTAAAAGGTTGTCCTTCATCATCTTTACCGGGGAATCTTTTAGGTGCATTCATTAAAGCTCTTTTATCTTTATCAAGGTCGTCTGCATCAAACAATTCATACTCTATCATGAAAGATGTTTTCTGTTGGTCATACTTCCATTCTTCGTTTTTAAGTTTTTCATAAAACTTTCCAAACACAAACCATGCAAACTTTCCTTGAACTAAAGGTCTACCACTTTCAAAAGACATGAAGCTTGTTGCCTGAGCCCCGAAGATATGTTTCTCTAATAATTTCTTTAAGATTTCTATTGGACTTGTACCTTCTGCAGGTTCTATAATTTCTATTTTATCTTTTGAAGATATAGATTTTAATAATAAATCAAATTGATCTTGTTTAATAGTTGGTGCTACAATGATTGCTTGTTCAAATAATACAGTTTTAAATTCATGAACTTGAGTTAGTTTGTATGTATTTTTTAGATGTAGTTGTACAGTTTCTCCTTCATCATTCTCTACTGTAACTCTCCATTCTGGATTTGGTTTATAATTAATTTTTTGTAAATTACTTAATGATGGATAGTTAGGTTTACCATCAGATAATACACCAAACTTTCTTTTAGAACAAACTGCTTTCATACAGTTTGGTTCTAGTAATGGATCACTACAAGTAAAACCTTTTTTCTGCTTCTCCCAACTAGATATTTTAGATTTAATATGATCATCAGTCCAATGCTCATCAAAAGAAAAATATTTTCTTCCTGCTTGTAAAACCATTTTTTTCCAAGTGTCTGGATATTTTTTCTTAGCAAACACCATATAATTATATAAGAATCGATCTCTACCATCACTAAAAGTCATTTGTTCTTTAGTTAATTTTTGTAAACATGGTGGACCATCTTCAAATTCTTCTCCACCACCTTTTAATTCTGCATAGACTAAATCTTGTTTTATCTTTTTAAAACTTTCTGGATTAACTAAATTTAATTTAACTGTCTCTACAAACTTTTGAAATGGCATCAGTGTACCATCAATATCTAATGCTTTTCTATCATCACCATTGTAAGGTAAATTTATAAAGTTACCATTGGATATAGTCCCATCACTTGATTTTAATTGTGTTTGTTTAGGAAATATTTCTGTACCTTGAGGTAGTTTAAATGCAAATAATAATTCTTCTAAAAAGTTTCTGATGTCTTTTGCTTTAACCAATCGAGTGGTGAAAACATATAAATGTAATCCGCCACTCTTTGATAACACAGGTATGATTGGTAAGTTTTTATCTTGGATGACATCTAGATAAAATTTTCTATCTATTGGATATTTATCTACATCAATTGCACCGAATCTTGCTAACCCTTCATCAGTACAAGGTTGTATCCCAATTGATTTAATTCCTTTTATATGTTCTTCGTAATCTTGATCAGTAACTGGAGTCTTAGCCCATTCATGTTTCCATTTTTTCTTACCAGTTATTTCGTCTATATAACCATCATCAATTTTACAGACACCATAACTTCTTTGTAATCCTGTAAAATATTCTATGTAATCTTTCATATGTCATCCTGTTTTTATTTTTAAAGGTGGGCCAGTCTCCCGGCCCTACCTTGTCTTGCAAGTGTTCTCTTAGAGAATTAGATAATATCTTCAGACTTAGCTTCTTCAACTTTCTCATACTTAGGTTTGCTTACCCCAGCAGATACTTGTTTTTGAAATTCTTGAGCCATTGTATATATAGCTGCATCTTTTTCATTTGATACATCTAACATTCTTACTAAAGATGGTTTGTAAACATGCCAAACTTTATCTCCTGCACTTTTTTCTGCAGTCTGTAATTTAAAGATTGCAGAGTATGCTGCCGGTTGAAAAGAACCTTTATCATCTGTCATTCTTAAATTAGAAATCAGATCATTAAGTTTTCTTGCCGGTGTAAGATTAGATGATCTCATAGTGATCACAGCCTTTCTTGGCGTACCGTCTACCATTGCAATAATAAAAAAATACATGGTCTTCTCAATATAATTACCATTTGATAATCTATATTTAATTCCACGCATCTCTTCTTTTGCTCCAGCAGGTGGTGTTAAATGTGTTCCAACTGGCGCTGATGGACTATCTCCCATCTCTTGCCATTCTGGATATCTAGTTTGTGTATGTGCTACAACAACTTCCACACCTTTGTCTCCATCTATAGGTTTTATAAAACTATTAGAATAGATCATTCCAGGTAAAGCTCCCTCAACGTGTTTAGCACTTCTTGAGTTACACTCTGGTGATAGTTGATGTAAGATTTTCAGAATCGGTGTTGATACGTCTTCTGATTTTATTTCCTCTGCACCCTTACCAGCATCTGCTCTTAGGTTTACAGTGGCTAGTGCACCTGCACTATTTTTTACTGCGACTTGTTTGTCCATACTATTTACTCCTTTATTAGTTTAGTATTTTATTAGTTTATTTTTTATTAGTAATGCTTGTACGATTTCCGTCCAAAACATTAAACAGATCAGCGGGAACTTCATTTCCTTTTTCTTTCCATTCACGCATTACTGCTGAGAGTCGAGAGTGGTGAACACTTTCTTTTTGAGAAGGTTCATAGCCACTCTCCCTCGCAAGGATAGCATAAGCCATTGCCTTGTTATCTTCGCCTTGACCAAATGTTACTGTAACATTATTGTCTACAATATCACCTAGTCCATTGTTTCGAAGCCATTGTATCACTTCCAACTTTTTATCTGCTTTAGCGGAAGCAAAAAACTTTTTACCAATAGATAGTTCTGAACCATCTTTTAGTTTTACAGTTTTTAAATTTTGTTTTTCCATAATCTCTGGAATTACATGTTCTGATAAATATCTTTCCTGTTCTTTTAATTCTTTGGTTTTTATTTCAGATGCTAATATCTGTGCACCAATAGATTTAAATTGTTCGATTGCTTCTGATAACTCATTAACATTTAAACTATCAGTTTGATCAGGTGCATCCTGTCTTAAATTTATATTCATAATATTTCCTTTCGTAAAAGGTATATATAGGATAATTTTATATTGTCAACTAGTTTTGAAAAATATTTATCTCGATTGGATAATATGTTTTTTCTTGTCTGTCCCATTTTAACAGTTTATATTTGCCGTTAGTCATATCAGAAACTATTGAACATGTCACCCCAATAATTGCAGGATCACCGGATAATAATAAATAATCTTCGGTTGTAAAATTTTTTAATTTATCTCTTATTTGAAATATTAATGGACCAGGAGAAAAAATCATTTGAGCTTTTGCCGGAAGCATTACCAAAATGTCGCCATATTTTTGTGCACCCATTACATTATATTTGGGTTGACCACTTTCTCTATCGACAGGAATATCCTGAACTAAATAAACTTTGCTCATTGACTTTTATACTTTTATAAACTATATACACTTTTAGAAAGAAAAAGCAAACTATGAACTATAAATTTAAAACTAAGCCATTTGAGCATCAATTAGACGCATTAGAAGCTTCTTGTGATAAAGAAGTCTTTGCATATTTTATGGAGATGGGTACTGGAAAATCTAAAGTATTATTAGACAATGCAGCTATCCTTTACGATAAAGGTGAGATCAATGCATTATTAATTATAGCACCTAAAGGTGTTTATAAAAACTGGTATGATTCTGAAATACCTACACACTTACCAGATCATATTGATAAAAAAATGGTGCTTTGGAAAACATCAGATAAATCAGTTAAACAAACAAAAATTTTAAATACATTATTTCAATCTGGAACTGATCTTCGTATTTTAATTATGAATGTCGAAGCTTTTTCATCAGGTGATGGAACTGCTTTTGCATATAAATTTTTATCTGCACATCCTAAATCAATGGTTGCTATTGATGAAGCAACCACAATTAAAACTCCAACTACTAATAGAACTAAAAATATTATTGCTTTACGTAAGATGTGTAAGTATAGAAGAATACTTACAGGTTCACCGGTAACTAAATCTCCATTAGATTTATATTCACAATGTGAATTTTTAGACCCTGATTTATTAGAACATCAATCTTATTACACATTTAAAGCAAGACATGCAGTGACTAGAAAAATTTTAGTTAATGGCAGACAGATAGAAATAATTATAGGTTATACAAACCTACCAGAACTTTCTGATAAAGTAGAAAAATTTTCTAAAAGAATTTTAAAAGAAGATTGTTTAGACTTACCAGAAAAAACTTATGTCAAGCATTATGTTGAACTTACAAAAGAACAGCAAAAAGTATATACTCAAATGAAAAAAGAAGCAATTGCTTTTCTCGATGGTAAGATGCAATCTTCAGCAACTGTTATGACACAACTAATGCGACTGCATCAAATTACTTGTGGACATTTTACTGCTGATGATGGT